CAGCGGCAGGGGCGGCAGCAGCCGGAGCAGATCCGGCAGTGCGCATAGCGTCGAACCTGCCGAGACTGGCTTTGAAATCAGTGTCAGTTGGGACAGTGTACAGCGTACTGGCTCCTGAACCAACGGCGGCGGCGGCAGGACGGACGGGAGATGAAACAGGGGTGGGAGGCAGGAACGCATCGACGTTAATACCGGCGTCCTTCATGGCTGAAAAACGGATTTGCATGGCCTTATCGGTCAATGCGCGACCTTCAGCAATAGCCAATGAAGCACCCTGCGTATCACCCTGCATGCCGGCGGCGATGCCTAGCTCTGTCCTAGTCTTAGCGAAAGCGACGAGTCCCTCTGAAAGAGTAGCAGCGTTACCGAGCACCTTGCTAGTGTAATCGAGCTCAGAAATCTTGGCGTCACGGGTAGCCTTAGCCTTCTCGGACGCTTGTTTCTCCAGCGTATCGTACGACTGGATAGTGCTCACTAGTCCGGCTAGGTCAGCCGACTCGAGCTTCTTCTTGCCCCCATCGGTCTGGTTGTACATGTCGATGGCGCGACCAATCTTGTTCGGATCGAGGTTCTGCTCCTGCCCAGGGGTGATGGAAACCTTGCCGTCTTTCCCGACTTGCAGGAACCCGTTCTCGACAGAGCGCTTCACGTTCTCAACCTCAGTCCGAAGATACGGGTTGATGGCACCCTGAGTCTTGGCGTTCTCAATCCTGCGCTGTTCGGCGCCTTCAATGCCCTTCCCAATGCTGGATCCGATACTGGCAATACCTTGACCGATGGCAGCGCCGCCCTTGGCAAAGCCCTCAATAAAACCTGGAGCAAGTTGCTGAACCTGTTCCCCTGTATATTTCTGGAAGGCCATTAGGCGGTAAGGAGATTAAGACGGGGTTTGACCACCAAATCCATAGCGGTCTTAACGATGCGTTTAAGGACAGGCTTGTCAGAGATGAAAGCCGCAAAGCGTTCGCCTTCTTCAAGGTATAGGTCACGGAACCAATCAGGTGCTTCAGTGAGAAGCCAAGCCCGGAAGATAGTCCACTCAGGGTTGTCCTTGCCATAGACTTCACGGGCTACCCAACAGGCCACGACAGCAGCGCCACCAATCGTCCCAGCCGCTTGGAGAAGGCCACCGATGATAGAGCCAGAACGGGCGGCATTAGCAGACTGGATGGAGGTTTCCATCTGGATGCGGTTAGCGCGGATGTTAGCGAGGTACTGAGACTCAGGCTGGAGGAACGAAGACTCGCCAAGGCTACCATAAGAAGCCTGAGCGCTCTGCACCAAACCACTGAGTCCGTACTGCTGAGAGGCGGCGAAAGCCGGGTTGAGGAAGCCTTGGAGTCCAATCTGTTGCTGAGCCGTACCCATCTGGTAAGCCTGCTGAGCTACGCCTTGACGCTGTTGGAGGCGGCGCTGTCCCATACCATAGGTGTTCAGGACTTCTAGGTCAGACCCCTGACGGCTGAAACTAAGACCGCGAGACTGTGCAGCGGCACGAGCAGCTTGCTGAGCTTGATTGGTTTCTTGAGCGTTCAACGACGATCCCATCTGCAAGTCAGACAGAGCCTGTTGACCGAAGGTGTCGTAAATGCCACGGGTGGTTGCGTCCATCGACCCGATAGCGGCCTGGGTAGATTGCTGTCCGAACCCTGCCATCATCGTCAACTGGTCGCCAGCGTAACGCTTCTGCATCGCCTGTGCTGGCTCATACAGATCGCCATAAAGACCCAGCAAGCCCTGAGACTGCCCACGGAGGCTCGCCATCTGCTGTGCCGTAAGGAGGGGCTGGAGGCCAGCCTCATAGCCAACTTGCTGACGCAGGAGTTGGTCTTGGGCGCGGAGGGCATTACTACCCTCGGCTAGATACTGGTTGTAATCAGCAGTAGGATTAGGTTTTGGAGTTTTTGCTTTGCCGCCCATTAGATTGTGTGGATTAGGTTAATGTATTTGTTAGAGAGTTCGCTGACTTTATCAAATTGGATGCCCCACTTACGCTGGTTTTCCCAGTTCGGGAAGCGGGTCTTAAAGCGATAAACTAGGCCGACCCGCCCTGCCGTATCTAACGCACACCAGTCCATAACGCAAAGTTCCTTCTCGGCTTCCTGCTCTACCGGGATCCGCTTAAAGGCGGTCAGGGCAGACTCGTCACCCGTGTAGGGGGTGTCGATGGGGTAAGCCACCCCGATGCCGGAGATACGGCTTTCGTCATACGCTACGAACAGGTAGTCGTGCAGGAACGCCCAGCGTAGGTAGTTCTTGGTGTCCGTAATGCCGAACGCCGCCCTGCGACCCTTGTAGCGGTTCGCATCAATGAAGGAGGTTAGTTCGGACAGGAGCATTAAGGCTTAATGTACTTTGTAATTTTTGTTTTGTTAGTAGTTCCTGCCTCAAACTGATCACCGTGAGGGCCAGCCTTCAAAAAGCCACTCTGTCCGGGACTATAAGGGTAAAAGTAAAAAATCTCTACTCTTATAGAATCGTTAGTTAAAACCGTAGATTCTTCGATTGTTGCACTCAAGTTGACTTGGTCTTTAAAGAAACAAAGTTGACTAAATGGGCCATCAAGTTTATAACTTTCAGCAAGCACAGCAGTAGAACTTACTAAAATAATTCTAAACTTACATTGGTTTTGACCTTGAGTTATATTAGACCAAGCAACATTAAATATTGCTTCAACCTCCCATATTTCTTTGTTTGTTTTTGTTAAAGAAGATAAGGTTGCAAGCGTAATCCATTGATTACAGGTGTTGGTAACTTCAGTCGCATTACCCGCAGAGCAAAGAGCAGTAGTTACGCTTGCTTCAGTAATCGATGCAAGACCATACACAGGGATCCCATCGTATTGAATAGCACCTGTGAAGTTAGCCGTACCGTTTGATGTCAATGCACCAGTCAGCGTTGTAGCACCAGAAACATCAGTAGCACCAGAGATTACAGCAGTTCCAGCAACAAATAGGCTTCCAGCAACTGACTCGCTTCCTGTGTTTCTGACAGCGCCTTTCTTGGTGTACGAAAGGGTGCTAGATCCAGCGGCAGCCGCTGTGGTCATCACATAAGTGAACGAGTTCGTCAGAACAGTAGCCACCCGGAATGTGCCGTTGTAACCAGTAGCAGCAGCTGTTACCAGGATAACCTGTCCAACGGTCAGGGCGTGAGCCGTAGAAGTGACCGTGACAGTCAGGCCGTCAGCAGAAGTGTACGCTTGCCCGGTGACGATAGTGCCGTCATTAGGCGTGAGAACGATATCGCTGTTAGCGCCAGCCGTGACAGCGGAGGTCGTGACAGGCAGATTAGACCCAAGCACATCAGAGACATTAGCCTCACGCAAGGCCGTGGCAGACAAGTCGTACAATAGAACAGAGTCACCAGAGGCAACGGTGTTAGCCGTGATATTACTCTGGTCGGTGATTAGACCCGCAAGGGCAACAGCCCCATTGGTCTGGTTATTCAGACGAGCAGCGGTAACTTGCTGCCCGTCAACATAGGTTTCTGGAGATTGGATTTGGGCCATTTATTTGCGAGTTTGAGTCATGTGTCCGGGTACGATAGCCTCTACGGTTACAGACCTGATGGACGGGCGAAGGTTAAGAGTGTTGAACTTAACTTGAGAGTAGTAGCCAGACTTGCGAACAGGTAGGCGAAGTGTGACATCTTCCTCCAAGGGCGATCCGTAGGAGTTGATTACCGTGTTGAAGTCAGGGTTCACCGTAATGAAGGTGGTCTGAAGGTTAGCCCCGGCTGTGAAAGCTGCATCAACTTGGAGACTGGAGAACCGCTTTTCACGGTTAGTCTGGAAGGTGTAGGCGCGGGTAATCAGTTCCCCAGCGATTGTGATTGATGGGAAGGTAAGTCCAGTGAGCGTAGCAGGGATGTAGAACGGAAGGATTGGGGTTCCAAGTACTCCCGGAGCAGACGCACTGAACTCATCGTATTCAAGTTCCTCAAGCAAGAACACGCCTTCGTTCTTATCGACCATAAACATCCGGCGGCGATTGCCACGCTTGGCTACAACGAACCGTTCGATGGCCTGAGCTGCATTGTAGGTGTCAACAGACTCCCAGGCCTTGTTCAAAAAGTTATACACTAACACGGTGTTATTTACCGTACTGCCATCCAGCGGTACGGCTAGGTAGTACCGATTTTCAAAGTAGGCTGAAGCGGACTTACCGACAGCAGCGAAGTTAATCCTAGCGATGACATCAGAAATGGCAGCGGACAGAGGCTCTGCGAGCGTAAGAAGTCGCATCCCTTCTGGGGTGTTAGCCGATCCGTTACCAGCGCCAGCCGGGTTAAGCATATACACCCCGTTGTCCGACAGGAACAGGATGCCGCCGCCAGCCTGGACGATAGACCCTTTTGCGATGCAACCGATGTCAGAGGCAAGGGACTTGATGTACGAGTCAGCCTCAGTTACGGCATCACCAGAAGCATTAGCACCTACACCGGCAGCAGCGTAGAAGATGCTGTTCCGCATAAAGATGACGAACTCATTAAGAGTCCAAGGCGTAACTGCTACGAGCGTATCAGAACTGCCGTCATTGATGGTGAACACATCTAGCGCCGACCAGAAATTATCTTGGAGGTAATGGCTGACGCTGATGCTATTGCGATCCGTCTGGACGATGTGGCGGTTGCCGTAGTAGATAGCGTGACGGCTGGGAGGGTAGTTCGTATGGGTGTGAACACCGGGGACGGCAATAGTCG